CTGACGATACAATGGAAAAAATTATGTACCGATCCGGTCAACGTAGTGTCGTTGAGTGGGTCATTAAATATATGGAGGAAAACTGATGTCTAGTTTTATTAGTAGGTTTGGTGGTAGTGGTGGTATGGTTGGGCAGGCTTCTATCAACAGAGCGCTTGCTTCTGGCATGACTATCAACCAGATTCGCAGTGAACTTAGTGCACAAGGTGTTGGTACCGGTGCTAAAGCTACATCGTTTCTTGCATCTAAACCTGCATCATCATTTGTTTCACAATATGGTGGTACGTCAGATCAATCTGCCGCAGGACTAGCTTCTGTACAACGTGCTCTATCTAGCGGTATGACTTTGGAGCAAATTCAAAGCCAAGCTGCTAGCGAAGGTGTTGCATTCGGACCTGCGGCAACTAAATTTTTTATGGATAGTACTACTCAAAAAGTACAAGCCGAGACTGATAAAAAAGTAGAAGCTTTTTCAGAACTTTTTACAACTAAACTTGCTGATCTAGAAGAGCAACGTGTAAAAGATTTGCAAGAGATGCGGGATACTTATGAGCAAGAACGTGTTGCCCGAGAAGAAGCAGAGGCACTTCGGGCTAAGCAAATGACAATTGCTGAGCAAGCCCAAAGAGCTAACGTTGCTCGTGGTGGTGCTCAAGGTCAAATCAGTTTTGGTACACGACGCACTGAAGGCCGTCCAGGAGGCACTGGGGCTTTTAAGCGTCGTCTTAAAATCACACCTGCCACCGCACAAGGACTTGCTATTTCTGCTGCAAACAAAATGTCCGGATCACTTAACATCTAATGACTGCTAAACAACGTTATGACAGATTGTCTTCAAACCGTTCCCAGTTTTTAAATGCTGCTAGACAAGCATCTGAACTGACTCTACCTTATCTTATTCGGGAAGATGAGCACACCACAAAGAGTGCTCTAAAGCTTACAACACCCTGGCAATCAACAGGAGCTAAAGGTGTGGTGACTCTTGCAAGTAAACTTATGCTTGCATTGCTACCACCACAAACCAGCTTCTTTAAATTGCAGGTTAATGATGTCAACCTTCCTGAAGAACTTGGTCCTGAGATCAGATCTGAACTTGACCTGTCGTTTGCTAAGATCGAACGCACTGTTATGGAATCCATTGCGGAGTCCGGTGACCGTGTAGTTGTTCACCAAGCATTGAAGCATTTGGTTGTAGCTGGTAATGCCCTGATCTTTATGAGTAAAGATGGATTAAAACTTTATCCTCTTTCTCGATACGTGGTAGACAGGGATGGTAACGGTAACGTTATTGAAATTGTAACGAAAGAAACAATCTCGAAAAAATTAATCAAACAATTTTACCCAGAATACGAAGACAAATCTAAGGATTCTGTGGTTGACGATCATGAACACATCCCGAATGATGAATGTGTTATTTATACCCACGTAAAACGTGACAACAACCGCTGGGTGTGGCACCAGGAGCTGGATGATCAGATCCTTCCTAAGTCAATGGGCAAGTCTCCTCTTGACGCTAACCCCTGGCTTGTGCTACGATTCAACCACGTTGATGGAGAAGTCTATGGGCGCGGTAGGGTCGAAGAGTTCCTCGGAGACCTGAAGTCACTTGAGGCTCTGTCACAAGCTATCGTTGAAGGCAGCGCCGCAGCTGCTAAGGTAGTATTTACTGTCAGCCCAAGCAGTACCACCAAGCCCAACACGCTTGCTAAGGCAGGCAATGGTGCTATCATTCAGGGACGCCCTGATGACATTGGTGTGGTACAGGTTGGGAAGACAGCCGACTTCTCCACTGCGTATCAGATGATTGGGTCACTGACTCAACGCCTGAACGAAGCATTCCTGATCCTCAACGTGAGGGACAGTGAGCGCACCACCGCTGAAGAGGTTCGGATGACGCAACTTGAGCTGGAACAGCAACTCGGTGGACTATTCTCCCTGTTGACTGTTGAGTTTCTAGTTCCGTATCTTAATCGTAAGCTCAACGTCGCACAGAAAACTGGCGACATTCCCCGACTGCCTCAAGGTGGTATTGTACGCCCCACTATTGTGGCTGGTATCAATGCACTTGGTCGTGGTCAAGATCGTGAAAGCCTTGCACAGTTCCTTACTGTCATCGCTCAAACAATGGGTCCAGATGCTATTGCACAATACATCAACCCTGATGAAGTCATTAAACGTCTGGCTGCATCGTCTGGTATTGACGTACTCAACCTTGTGAAGAGTATGCAAGAACTGCAGGCTGAGCAACAACAAGCCATGCAACAACAACAGGCGATGATGGCACAGCAGCAAGCACCACAGATGGCAGCGGTTGAACAGAAGGCTGCGGCAGCTGAGATGCAAGCAATGCAACAGGCACAACAACAACAACCACCTATCCCCCAGTAATAAATGGCTGAAACATTTACGATGAACGAGACTCCTGCAGAGCCTGAGATTCTTAACTCAGATGAAAAGGAGTCTCTTGCGATTGCTGAATCCCTTGAACAGGGTGAGCAACCATTGCTTGCAGGTAAGTTTAAAGATCCGCAAGCTCTTGAGCAGGCGTATGTTGAGCTTCAGAAAAAGCTTGGTGAGCCTCGTGAAGAAGAACCAGTTGCTGAAGAAACAGAGCCTGTAAGCTCAGAAAAATCAACCGAAGAACCTGAACAAGAAACATCTAGTGCTGAAACACTAAGTGAAGAGCAGGCTGATTATCTTGTCAACATGGTTGGTGGAGAAAAGGCTTACAAGTCAATGCTCTCTTGGGCTAACGATAACTTCTCTAAAGAAGAAGTTTCTATGTATGATAAGGTTATGGAATCAGGTAATCCTGATGCTATTTTCTTTGCTGTGCAAGCTCTCCAATCTCGTTACAATGATGGCGTTGGCACAGATGGTCAAACATTGACCGGACGTAGCGCACAGAACACTGACGATTCATTTAAAAGTCAGGCTGAACTGGTCGCAGCTATGAGTGATCCTCGCTATGATCGTGACCCGGCGTATCGTAATGACCTGATGCGTCGTCTTGAAAACTCTGATGTATCATTTTGATGACTACTGTTACTGAAGAACGGGGTCGTCTAAACCTCTACGCAATCGAACCACCTATGACTATTATGGACGTAACTGAAACCCACAATGAAAAAGCTGAGAAGCTTAATGGTCGTCTCGCTATGCTTGGCGTCCTGGCGGCTCTTGGTGCTTACGCAATCACTGGTCAAATTATCCCCGGAGTCTGGTAATGCCACAAGGTAAAGGAACATACGGCACCAAGAAAGGCCGTCCCCCTAAAAAGGGGGGTAAAAAGTAATGGCTAAACGTGGTCTTTACGCTAACATCCATGCTAAAAGGATGAGGATTAAGAAAGGCTCCGGTGAAAAGATGCGGAGCCCTGGTGCCAAAGGTGCACCAACTGCAGCTAACTTTAAACGTGCTGCTAAAACTGCTAAAAAGAAAAACAAGTAAACTTTAATTCACTATGAAATCTATTATTCTTGCTGGTCTCCTGCTCGGCGCTGCTCACGGTGCTGCACAAGCTGGTCCCTATGTTAACGTTGAAGCTAACTCTGGTTTTACCGGAAGTGACTACACCGGTACCGCAACTGACGTTCACGTTGGTTACGAAGGCGCTAACTGGTATGTACAAGGCGGTCCTGTGCTGCTGGCTCCTGATGCTGGTGATGGTTCCGTTGAACTGTCTGGCAAAGCCGGTGGTTCCTACAGCCTGACTGAAGCTGTGTCTGTCTATGGTGAAGTCTCTTTCGTCACTGGCGAAGATGACAACGGCTACGGTACTAAGGTCGGCGCTAAGTACAACTTCTGATTTAATGTGGTGGGTGGGTCGGCAATCTATTCTTAACGAAACATGGCAACTTCTGTAATTTCTTCACGCCAAGGTTCGTCTTGGGAAGATTTTTGTGCGTGGGTAACGTCCACTAATAACCGTTTATACGTTGGCTGGTTTGGCATCTTGATGATTCCGTGCCTGCTCGCCGCTACTATTTGTTTTATTACGGCGTT